TAGTATTTTTCTTAATATCTTTAGTGGCAAATAATCCTAAGCCTTCAATCATAGACTTATTTATAGTAACAGTTTCTGGTAATGGTTTATATTTCTTTCTTTTCATATATATTTTTTTTAGTTTTAGTTCTATGACAATTTGAACATAGTATTTGACATTTATTTATTTCTTCAATTATTTTATTTAATGAATATCCTGATTGAACCATTTGTTGTATACATTTTGTTTTTAATTTAGGATCAATATGATCAAAGTCTAACATTTCAGGTTTAAATTTACCTTTCCAATTACAACTATTATTTTGACAACCTTTATTTAATTTATATTTATTAACATAGTTTTTATTTTTAATAATTAATTGTTGCTTTGCTTTGTATCTTCTTTGTTTCCATAATTGATTCATAATATTTACTTTCAAAATTTAGTGGGACCTTTTAAACAGGTTGTCCCAGCTGCTTCGGTTTTCTAGTAGTGATGTAGGTCGAGAGAGGAAAAGCCTATTAGTCATCCTTCTACCATTGTCTGTTAGTTGCTTGCCTTATAAGGTCTTACATACAGATCTAACTTCTAACCGAAACTGGTTATAACACTTCTTTAAAAGCTAAATTACTTTCATTATAATTTAATCTTCCTGTGTCTACATTATAAGTTGCTTGGCCACACATACCGGTATCACCACTAAATCTAGATTTTAATACAGCAAATTTAACTATATTTCTATCAGATTTTTCAGCTGCCATCATGTTTCTAGCAAACCCTATAATGTCAAAACTTATTTGTTTAATTGATCCAGATCCTTTAATAGAATCTAAATTAGGCATAACACCTTCTTCAAATGACTTACCTTCCCCAGAACTTTTTCTTAAATGAGAAATTAAAGTTAAATGAATATTATACCGTTTAACAATTTTTAATAAAGAGCTCATTACTTTATCAACAGCTTCATTTCCTGTTGCACCATCAACACCTTCACTTACAGCAATTGTAATATGATCAAGTATTAAATAATTACAACCTAGTGCTGCTAAGTATTCAATCCTATTTAATAAAGAACTATCAGCTACAGATCCTTGGTGGTCTAATAATATTAATCTTTCATCTTTAAACACTTTATCATAACCAACCCTAGCTTCTTCATCAGTTACATCACCAGGCATTCTAATATTTTTATTAATAGACATACCAATTAATTTAGTAGCTGTATCACCAATAGATTCCTCTAAGGATATTAAACCTATTTTATCTTCAGTTTTATCTAATAAATTTAAAATAGTTTCTTTAACAACAGTTGATTTACCACTACCTGTACCAGATGTAAATAAAGTAATTTCACCTAATCTCATACCAAATAATTTATCATTTAAACCTTTTAAACAATCAGGATAAGCAACTGATTTAACTTCAGATCTTTCCTTAAATGCTTGCCATATTTTTTCACCTGAAACAAAATTATCAGGCTTATAAGCTTTAGCACCCCAAACATCTTGAAGATACTCATCAATTAAACCCTTTGTTAAAGCATCATTAGCATCTTTGTGAACACTATTTACAATATGAGCTTTTCCAGGCTTAATAATATGTGCAACATCTTTTGATGCTTCAATACCAAATTCATCATTATCAAATGCTAAAAATATTTTTTCATATTTATTAACAAATTCTAAATTAGCTGCAATATTTCTTCTAGCACTTTGGGCTCCATTAACAATTGATACAACATCAAATTGAGCCTTAGCTTTTGTTAACATTTCTAATATTGATAAACAATCTATTTCACCTTCAGTAATAACTAAGTTTTTTCTTTTACCACTATTACATTGATTAAATAATTCAGGAACATCTGCTTTACCAATTGATCTAAAATCTTTGGTAGCAACTATTCTTTTCTTATATGCTTTAATCTTTTTATTTACTGTTATGGGATAAAAATGACTAACAATATTTCTATTTTCATCATATTCAATTTTAACACCAGCATTATATAAAACTTGTTTGGATATACCTCTAATTGAATCAACAGGGAGCTGTCCAATTTCATCCAAAGTTAATTGTGTTTGTACTACATTAAATTCTACTTCTGTATCTTCTGTTCCAGATGCAGTACTTTTTCTACAGCTAAAACAATATGTACTTCCATCTGAATATACCGCATTGGCATCACTACTACCACAACTTTCACAGCTGGTGTGTTTAATAAATGTCGTATTTTTTCCCATAAGTTTCCTCTTCTCTATGTTATTTTATATTTTTTGGTTGCCCATTTAACAAACTTTTTAATATCCTTACCGGTAGCACAAGTCATCATACAATTTGCTATATTTGAAACAAATTCTACATTACCTTTTACATAACCTAATCTTGGATTAACCCTATCTAATGTTGGACTTAATTTACCTAAAGATTTATTAGATACTTTCATTTTATAACCTAAAATTGGGCATATACAATTTTTAGGAAATATAGATTCTAAGTAATCAGAAGTTAAATTAAATGGTAAATTTTTACTATTAGCTCTTCTTTTAGAAGACTTACAAGCAGTAACAGCTATACCCCTAATAGAACCATTATATTTTTTTTGATTAAATGCCATTAATATATCCTTTCCAATATTCTATCGACCATTTTGAATGATCTTTAAAATCTTTTATAAGATATAACATTGTACCCATTACATTTAATCTAGATATAAAATCATCTGGATAATGTGTTTTATAAGCTTTTATAACTGCTTCAAATTGACCTTTTAAATCTTTATCTTTTAATATTTTATCAGCTTTTACTGGACCAATACCTTCTATACCTGGTATATTATCAACAGCATCACCTGTTAATAATTGTTGATGAAAAAATTTTATTCCTTCAACTGTAGAAACAGCAGATAAATTATTATGTAATAAATTATAAAATAAACCACCAATAGTCTTCCAATCCTTATCAACTGTTATAAGCATATATAATTGATCTTTTTTAATATATTTAAATGCTTCAACAGAGGCTGTATCATCAGCTTCATAATTAGTTACCATAATTGGATTATATTTTTCAATAACATAATTACGACATTCTAAATAATTATCTGGTTTGTCTCGTCTTTTACCTTTATATTTTAAAAACTCTTGTTGTAATTCTTTTCTAAAATTACCACCACCTGAAACATGCAAACTATATTCATCACAAGCTGTATTTATTTTTACATCTTCATATATGTCATCAAATGTTTTTTTAATATTTAAATTATCCTTTATTGATTTATGACAGGCTCTGTATATTAATACATCACCATCAACAATCCCTATCATTTTATTAGTGTGTTTCATACCAATTTTTTCCTTCTTTAGCATCTCCTGCCATTTGTATATTTAATTCTAATTCCTTAGTAATAAAATCACCAAATGAATAAGATAATATTTCTTTTACTCTTTTAATATTCTCTGGTTTAGTTTGAACTTGAACCTCATCATGAATTAAACCTAACATATCAACATTTAATTTTTCCTCTTTAAACATTTTAAAAGCATTAACAACAGCTGATTTAACTGTAATTGCTTCATATGCTTGTAATAAATAATTTAACAATTTAAATGAAGATTCAGCATATATTTTTCTTCCATCTAATGCTGGAATAAAACCCATACCATCTTTGTTTTGTGTTGTATAAAAAAATTTATTTAATCTATTATTTAATTCTTTCAATCCAGGAAAGGCAACGTATAATTTATTCTTAACTTCTCTACCCTTTTCTAAATCTTCAATTCCATTTACCATTTTACCTAACTTAGCAAAACCCGCACCAAAAATTGTAGCATATAATAGGCTCTTAGCTAATTGTCTAGGAACACCTACAACATCTGCTGTTCTTTGATGTATATCACCATTTAAAATATGATCGTTTATTTCTTTACTATTTAAATAATGACCTAATGCTCTAATTTGATTACCAGAACTATCACAACCAACCATAACCTTGTCAGTATCAGCTATAAATAATTCTCTCATTTCTTTACCAAAGAAAGAATTACTTGATGGTACATTAACAATTTTAGAATGTCTTTGTCTATAAGTTGGAGTACCTATATTAAAAGCTTCAACATAAACTCTGTCATTATTTGCTTCAGCAAGTTCAATCCAGCCTCTTAAAACACTATGTCTAGATCTTAATTGATAATACTTTAAAACTTTTTGACCAATGTCACCTTTAATAGAGCTTAAAGTATCTTCAGTAATTTTAGGCTCTCCCTTTGGTGTATATTGGCTTGGTTGCCAACCATTATCTAATAACATACCTCTAACTTGATCCATATTACCTAAATCAGCTTCAATCATATTAAACCTTTGAAAGGTATCATTAGGGTTCCACTTATCAGTATCAGTTTGTTTTATTTCTGTATCTAAAAATTGCGATAACATTCTTGCAGAAACAGAACTAAATCTACCATCTTGTAAATATTTAGCCTTTTTTGGATCCTTATCTATTAAAACTTTTCTAGGTTTTAAAGTAGGATTAATTTCATCTTCAATAATTTTCATTTCTGAAGCTAAATATTCATAATGTTTTCTGGCTAAAGGCGTATTAAATTTCCATTTAGTTTTAATTTGTTGTGAACATAATTCAGCAATAGCATGCTCAGTTCTTAAAGCCTGTTGAAATTTTGGTCTATTTGCTATTAATTGTTGTGCTTCATTAATAACATATTTATAAACTTTATGGTTCAAATTAACATCTTGAATCGCATATGTTTTCATTTCTGGACTATATTTTAAAAAGTCTGGGCTTTCACCTTTAGCATCATTTAATATAAGACCAAAGTTTTTAAGACTGTGTTTACCTTCTCTTCTAAAATTATTCATTTGACTAATAATCATAGTATCAATCATTTTAATTGATGTAGGTGGTGTCCAGTTAAGTAATTTATGCATTACAACATTATCATAACCTATGATATTGTGACCTATTAATACAGTTGCTTTATTTAAAAATGGTACTAATTCATTTAATGGTTTTGAATCAACATCATAATCACTAAAAGTAATTATTTCATTAGTATCAATATTTTTAGTTACTACTAACCAAATTTTATCAACCGTATCTATAAGGCCATTTGTTTCGATATCATATATTATTTTCATATTTTAATTTATCCTTAAAGTAGTTGTATGTTTTTGCATAAAGCATTTCTTGTGAACTATTATTATCAAAAACTATTGGTAACTCAACATCATCTAAACCATGTTCAGATCTATGCTCATCACCATTATGTCCTGGCCTTTTAACACCAACACAAAAACCATATTTATTAATTAATTCTAATTCATTTTTAAACCTTACATCAGGTATAACAATATTTTGTTTTACACTTTTAATTTTATTTTCTAATACTTTTACCCATATATCTTTATGTAATTCATCTCTAAATGCCATACCAATCTTTTGCATCATATCTCTTGGAGATAAATAAAACCAACCAGGTAATGATTGCTCTCTAAATTCTCTTTCACCACCATCACCAGATAATATTGCTTTATCAATACCAAATGTATTATGTACTATATCCTTAATTGGTTGTGCAAATGACATCTTTTCAAATCCAAAACTTGTTTGTAATACATTTGCAATTGTATCTTTTCCTGAGCCTTTATATCCTGCAACTCCTATAATCATATTTAATCTCCTTTGTTGTAACAAGTATAACCAAATGTTGGTTTATTATTATAAGTATAATAACCCCATGTTTCATAATTACCTGGTTTATAATTAGGATTATCTTTCCAAATAACCATTTTATAATAAGCATCCTCACAAGATTCACCTATATTAATTTTAACAGGTATTTTAATTGGTTGTGCATTTATAATAAATAATATTAATATAATTGTTTTCATAATTAATGAACTGTTTCAACTTTTTTAATTGTATATAAATAATTACAAGGATAAAATTTTCTAAATTCATCATCTATTTTAGCCTCTTCAAATATAAGCTCTAAATCTTCCTCTTCTAAAACTTGTAAATCTATTATAATACCAATAGTAATAATTAATTCTATATTACCAGTATCATTATTAACTAAGCCAACTCTTTGACCTTCTAATGGTAATAAATATTTTCTAATTTCAGATTTCTTTTCACCTGACTTAATTAAATCTAACCATTTTTTATCAATATTAAATGTGTGCATTTTAAACATTTTATCTTTAAGATTCATAATTTCCTATTCTGTAAGGCATAGAATTAGCTGGGCGATTAAACCCAGCCAATAATATTAAATGCTAATTAAATTACGTCTTTATCTGTATCAATTTGTGCAAATTCTAATTTATCTGCATTTTGATATTCAACAATATCTGTAATTTGTAAAGCTAACAATTGTGTTGATATGCCTTTTTTACCCATATATTCATATGGTTTAAATTTAACTTGAACATTACCTTTGGATCCGTTTCCAATAGTACTTGTATCAAGAATTGGTTGTAAAGATTTATCTACAACAGGTGGTGGAGCAGTATTATATTTACCATCTGCATCGGCATAAATTTTTTTCTTTAATCCAGCCGTGTAAATAACACCACCATTTTCTTCTGCTGGTTTTACATTTATACCAGCTTTTTTCCAAGCCTCAGCTTGAACTTTATCCGCAGTCTTTACAGTACATGAATACTGAGGTGACTGTTTATCAAAACCCATATCTGGATTTTTAGGATCTAATTTTACCCAACTTAACTCTACATTATTTAATAACATATTATTTTCTCCTTATTATATTATTGAGGTCTTCTACCTTGTCTATTATATTTCTTATAACTTCGTTTTTCATCTTTATTTAAAGATTTTTTATGAGTCCTTACCCGTTTCTTGGGTTTGGCTCTTTCCACAAAGCTTTTGAACTTTCTCGCCATATTTACATTCTCCGTCACATGGACCACAATTTAAGCACAAACAATTGCAAGTAAATTGGTCCGGGTTAGTTGTGTTTTTACAATCTTCACATTGATAACCATCACGCATTTATCCTCCTTTAATAAATAATTAATCTATTTATAAAGCCAATATATTAGGAGGATATAAAATACATTGGCTATAAAAATAGACTAATTAATTAGTTAGTTATTAACTTCTCTGTAAGGTATAGAAATAAGAATATATTTATATAAGCTTATAGATAAGTTTTTGTTTTTAGCTTCTCTGTAAGGCATAGAATTAGGATTTCAAAATCTATACCTTACAGAAGGTTCAAATCAGTCGCAGAAAAAACCTAAATATATCCATTTTCGTAGTGATTATTTATCTATAAAAAATGTATATAATTATCGGCCTAGTGGTATAAGGAAACTAATTGCTATTTATTGTGTTAAAAGGCTTTTAATTTTAATAAATAGATATATATTAATTTTATTACTAGTTCAGGATCTATTAATTAAAAAACATAAAAATCCAGCGGGTATATTAAAATACCAATAACATGGGGCTACACCGCAACTTTAAGGGTTCAAGGGATCTAACAATTCTTAATGGCATATCAACCGAGTAGAAATTCCTGGCTAAGGGTATAATTTATCTTTATTAGCTAAGTTGGTATAAAAACCAGCCATTAATTCTAAATAGATCACAATTACAAATGATAACCACCTAATTTTTTAGATGGTTTTTATTTATAATTAACCAACGGAGGATAATAATATGGCTACTAAAATGTCAATGAGAAAAGAGTATTTAGAATATATAGTAATTAGACCAGCAGGTGGTTTATCAATTGATCAAATTGGTACTGCAATTTTAATGTGGTATAAAGATGATTTTGATTATAGAAATCAAAAGATTATCAAACATAATCTTAAGCAATTTTTTCATAAACATAACACTTGGAATAAAATTATGTCTAAAGTTAAGGACATAATTTATGACGAAGGTATGATTAAATTAGATTATGCATGGGAAAATATTGAGCATTTTGATACTCAATTAGCAACTGTAAGAGATTTTTTACAGAAAATTAATCCATTAATTGGAACTAAGAAAAAGTAAATTTTAACCCTCATGGCCTAAAAAACCATTGAGGGTTAAGACGTGAACTAAAAAAGGAATTTTATGAAAATACAAATACAAAATATTCAAAAGGCAAAAGATACTGTTTTAAGCAGTTCATTTTACCCAATGGATGAAAAATTTGACATAATTAGGCACAAATTTACTAACTATGATCAGTTGGCTTTAAAATTAGAAGTTGATTTTAAAAATGAGAGAATGAAAAGAACAGTTTTGTACAAAAAATTAGTTACAGAAACTGCTTTAGAAATTGCTAAAGTTTTTCCTTCTTTATTTGAAGCAAGTAAAAGATGGTACGTTAAAAAAGTAAAATAATAATCTTTAGGAGGATAAATGAGAAAAAATAGAATA